GTACAGAAGTCTCTACTCTGTTGGATATTATCAAAGTCTTCAAACACTAAGACGACTCTTTTGGTTTCTTCATCGATAATAAGTTTAACTTTGATTTCTGGTTCAGTCATTGTCTAAGGCTAGGGTTGTAATTCGGGTGTATATATACGCTATAAACCGCCACCAGTTTTCCGGGGGGTGGGGGGGGTGTTGCCTGAAAAACGATACCCCCCTAAGAAATATAGCGTTTTTGCGTGGCAGCAATAAGGTTTCAGCCATCTAAGCTGGTACTTTCTGTAGAATTACCAATGCTTTTTAAACTCTGGTCTGTAGGGTGGTCTGTATCCTCTGCACTCGTACCACTTATCGCATATGCGTGGCTCGACTGGACCTCCTTCAAATTGCTATCATCCTTCCACTTCACCACCACATGATTGATCTCACCTTTGTGTTCATTGACCACCTTATCATTAAATGCAGGTATCAACTTACTAGCATACCAACGATTGTTATGAAGGATATCTCTCAACAACGTAACCTCCACATGGGTTAGATCCTTCCTTCTCTGATACTCTTCAATCTGATCCTGACTCTCGTCTAGTCTTGTCAGAGCTCCATGCATTCTTGCTTCTTTCAAGTCTTTCTTGAAATCTTCGTCTTCTCTCGTGCCATGGTAGACGGTGGTAAGCGATGGCATGTTTTTCCCTCTGCAAATCGATGTCAACGTCTTCCCCATCATTAATTCTGTAATAATTCTTTTCTTTTGCTCTTCGGATAACATCTTCTCTACTCCATCCTTTAAACTGTTTTAATCCCATTAAAGCATTAATACGACCTTCAATCGTTAATGCACCAGTCGACATACCTCCATGTAGGTAGCATCTTCCATTCTTTCTAGCTTTGGCTTGACATGGATTACCATCATACTTTCTTCGTGCACCACAAATAACTTTCTTTAATGGTCTACCAACCATATCAAACTACCATTTAATTCCTAGATGTTTTCTAGCGAACTCCATTGCTTGTTGCTGCTCTAACTCATCTCCATACAACAATAACCTCTCCCAGACCTCATACTGATGATCTCTGGAATTAGCTCTCATCTCTTTCATCAAATAACTTCTATCTTGACCTTTGCGTTTCCTTTGACCATCTACAACAGTTCGATAGGCTAAGTTTGTGTTCTTCTTAAAAGCTGAAAGAATATTAACTACCTTGGGATCTGTATCTTCCTTCCTTGTTTCTATTACTTGTTTATTACTTGTTTTAGATGGAGGGGGTCGTAGCACCCCCCCTGGGGGGGTCTGTAGACCCTCCCCTCTGGACATTTCTGACCCCATCCAATCAAAATCAATACCATGATGCTGCTTACCATGTTTAATCTCTGTCTGTATGATGTTCTTCTTGTTCAACTGTTGAATACTCCTTCTAATAGTTCTTCGATTAAGGTTGGTGTTCTTCTCTAAGAACGAAATTGATGGGTAACACTTTTCTGTTTTCAGATTATAACAATTAATTAATTCAAACATCACCATCTTTTCTGCTTTGGTGATTGTTTTATCTCTCATTACTCTTTCGAGTAAATCCCATTTAATCCAGAACTTTTGTCTCATGTGATACCTTCGAGTTAATCATTATTGGCATGTAATCATTGTACTCAGGTTTCAATACTTGAATGTCTAAAGCAAATAAAGAATATCCAATAATACAACCAATGGGGATACGCAATGTTCGACCATATCCTCCATCTAATTTGATCTTGCCATCCTCAATCTCAAAACTAATACAAGCTGACATCAATATTCTTTCTTCATCTTTGTGTTCGAGATATCCTAAGGATTTAATGATTGCGGGTCTTTCAAGATTGAAATCTCTTCTCTCTAACCATTCCCCGGTATCACCCTTAATATCCTGCCAATAGACTTCAATGGGTTTATAGATATTAGGTTGTGGTAATGTAATCATGTGCAAGATTTTAATTAAACTTACTCATTTTAAAAACAAACAAAAGTACAACTTTGATTATTTAAAGCTGGTACGCAACTTTGTTGTAGATCAAACTAATGTATTCACTATGTTCTACTTATGGTACAATTTATTCCCGATTATTTTAAAAAGATCAACTTAGATCATTTCTCACCAGAGCAACTCAATAGCACAATAGACTATTGGGTAGCTGCTTATTGTTACTTAACTCAAGAACAAAGAAGAATGAAAAAACCCAAACCTCGAATGGTTGCCGGGGTGGTTGTTCAGAACGCAGTTGAAAAATTCTTTAAGGAGAAGAAAGACAAACAAGATGTGACTGAAGATGCGATTTCGGAATATCGAAAAGAATGCATAGGCATGGATGAATTTGATTTTGAAAGAGAAAAAGTTTTAGAGATGTTACCTGATACGATCATTAATGGGATCAAAGCAGGAATGGACCTAGGTTATGACAAAAAAGAATTAGAGTCTGAGTCTTACATCTCCATCGAAATACCAGGAATAGTTTTACCCATCATTGGCAGAACCGATGTTCAAACTTCGGATAAAGATGTTGATGAATGGAAAACTATGTGGGGTTCAAAGAGCAGTCGAGTTTTGAAGGATGGATCTACTTCCCAGTCCTGGTCAAAACCTAACCCACCAAAAGAACCAAACATGGGTCATGTCAAGCAAGTAGCCACATACTACAAAGCAACCGGCATCTTACCCAAGATTGTCTATGTTACTTCTAAGGATTATGCGATACACGATGAAAAGAGTACCTCCTTACTGAAAGCAGATCACTTAGAATATTGTATTCAACAATTCAAAGCTGCTGCTCTTGCAAGACAAACAATAGTAGAAAAATCAGAAACAGTTGATGACATGTTTAAGTTTGTTTCACCTGACTTCTCATACTTCAAGTACACTGGTTTTCCTGACGAAATAATGATCGATCTAAAAAAGAAATGGGGTCTAATATGAACGATAATCAACACATCAATGTGTTATGTAAAGCAATCGATACTGTTAATGATACTAAGGGTATTAATTTTAAGGGTAAAGATTATACACAAGTTAAAGATAGAGTGGAAGTCTTTCGTAGGCATTTTGGAGTTGCTCCAAGTATTATCACTACGATTGAAGAAAAAGAAAATACTGTCACTGCAGAAACAAAAATTATTTTTGATGAAGTAGTAGTCGCTAATGGGATATCCCAGAAAGTCCGGGGTGCTAATCCTATTCTCAAAGCGGCAGCGGTGGAGATGGTAGAGACTGCATCAGTGGGTCGAGCTCTAGCGAAACTCTCTCTTCATGGGGGTGAGTTTGCATCTTCTAATGAAATCGAAAATGCAGTCGATAATGAAAAAATTATTGATGAGAAAAAAGTGGAGTCTATCCAATCATCAAACAAGATTGATAATCTTCAATGGGAGGAAGAGAAACAAAAGATATTAGCTTCAGTACAAAAGGCTAATCATATGGGTCAATTCCGAAAAGCATTAGCTTCCCATGAAGGTTTTATCAATATGCTGAAAAGCAATAACCCGGAACTCTATCAAGAGTTGGACCAACTATTAACAAAAAAAGAAAAGGAGTTAAGTAATGGATCAAAATTCATATGAACTTAAAAATGGTCAAGGAACTATTCATGTTAATCAAAAACAAGGAATGCCAAGTAAGACATCAGGGAAACCTATGGACTGGGATTACTTTGGAAGTGTTAACATTGATGGTCAAACCTATAACTTTATTGTTTACAAAAAAGAAAGTGGATCTGGAAAAGCATATTTAGATATGAGGGTCTTAGGATTAAATGGATAAGAACCATATTGAACTAGAAAAAATATTAGACGAAGCAAAACGTCTAGTCACTGGTTCTCGTCAACATGACTATGGTAACTTTGAAGATAATTTTAAAAACATTACAGAAAGTTGGGGGTTGCTCGATCATTCGATGCAGCCTTCTACTGCTTGTATGATGATGGCATTACTCAAGATAGCAAGAGTGAAACAAGAAAATGTTTACAAGTTTGATAGCTATGTTGATGCTATTGCTTACATTGCAATGTCTGGTGTTTTGAGAAAGAAGGAACAAGGAAACTTATATGACACCCAAACAGAAAATAATTTATGATGCCATTAAAGATTTCCAAAAGAAGAATGGATATAGTCCAACCTATCAAGAACTAGCGAATGCAACGTCAATGAAATCCAAAGCTAGTGTTCATAAGATTGTGAAACAATTAAAAGAAAGAAATAAAATTATTCACATTGATGGAAAGAATAGGTCCATAGAAATCTTACATGGCTAGATGGACTTACTTTGAACGAGGTTCACACTTTTCCGAATGGCATCGTCAGTTTGATGGTCTTGCTGGAATTGATGTGGACTTCGTAGAAGTCTGTCCTGAGTGTTATGAACCTTTATGCTTTATGGAGTTAGCTTATGACAAAGGTCAAGCATACAAAGCAACAACCTTTATCAAAAAAATTTCAAAGAAATGTGAAGTACCCTCGCTTCTTGTTTTTTATAAAGTTGAAAACGATCAAATTGTTTCTTTCCGGGTAAAAAGAATACACCCCTGGAATGGTGCTATAGTCACTGTAGAACCTAATATTTTAGTTTCTTATCTACGATCCCTCCAACAATCTCATAAATGTAAATAATAGGGTATTGACTTTATGGTCTGTATCACTAATATGAACATATATGATACATATGTATTACATAAGGAGAACAATATGCTAAATATAGCAATCACTACAATCGTACACATCGCTATGATTGGTTTCGTTTTATATTTTATTAAGGAGATATTCGATAGATGAATGTTTTATCTTTATTTGATGGAATGAGTTGTGGTCAACTTGCTCTGAAAAAAACAGGGATTAAAGTTGACCAATACTATGCTGCTGAAATTGATAAGTATGCAATTCAGATTGCACAAAAGAATTTTCCAAACACAATTCAATTAGGTGATGTCACTAAAGTAAAAGCAAGTGACTTACCTAAAATTGATTTACTCATTGGTGGTTCACCTTGTCAGGGTTTTAGTTTTGCTGGTAAGCAACTTAACTTTGATGATCCAAGAAGTGCTTTGTTCTTTGAGTTCGTAAGATTGCTTAAAGAATGTCAACCTAAGTATTTTTTATTAGAGAATGTCAGAATGAAAAAAGAATTTCAAAATGTCATTACCGAATATTTAGGTGTTGAACCTATCTTGATAAATAGTTCTTTATTGTCTGCACAAAATCGTCAACGATTATATTGGACTAACATCCCTAATGTAACGATCCCTGAAGACAAAGGTATTTTATTAAAAGATGTTCTTCAAGATTATGTCGAAGAAAAATATTTGGTGGGTCAAGAGCTGCAAAAAAAATATCAGGGGGGTAATCAATTAAATCCTTCTTATAAGAGTCAAGCAAATACTATTCATAATGTTGATGACAAGTCAGGTACTTTGTGTGCGGGTACTCATGGATATGCTAATGGGTATGTCGATGCAAAATATTTTATGAATGAAAAACAAATCACAGGTGTAATGAAATCAAATTATCGTGATCGTAAACCTATGAACATTCATAAGAAATCAAATTGTTTAAAAGTAGGAGGAGACATTAAAAGAATAATTAATCACGAACAACGATGGAGATATTTAACTCCTATCGAATGTGAGCGACTACAAACTGTTCCTGATAACTACACAGATGGAGTTTCTAATACTCAACGATATAAGATGTTGGGTAATGGATGGACTGTAGATGTGATTAGTCACATCTTTCAAAACCTAAAGGAGGGTCAATAATGGAAAGTAAAATAAAATCTGTATCTGATTTTAAAGTCATGCATTCTAATGCTGGTTATTACATTGGAAGGTCATGTGAAGAAGAATATAGTGAAGGAGAAGTCTATTCGAATATTCCATACGATAGAGCATCTGGATACTATTTTACACAAGAAGCTGCGGAAATTGATCTTAAACATTTTGAAAAATGTATGAGAGCAGAATTTCTAGCACATGTTTTAGGGAGTGTTTCTAATGAACATTAGACAAGTAACCAAGAATGGTAAGAAGATGTGGATGACTCAACTTCCTACCGGGAAAAGATATTCCAATGGTCGACCAAAGTATCAAGCAGTATTTCGTGATACCAAACAAGAAGTCCAAAGTTATATTTTGGATTTTCGATTTGTGGAGAAGACACCTAAAGATCGAAGAGTTTTCTTTGGTGAGATATCTCACAAGTATGTCGAGTTTCTTCGTAACGAAGTTCGGATCAATAAAGAAAAACCCATGAAGGGTATTCGAGCTGCGACCTTAGAAGAATATTATAATCATATTATTTTTATCAATAAGTTAGTGGGAGAAGATACTGATATCCAACTGATTAACGTAGCACGATGCCGGGAACTTAAACAAAAGTTAGAAGAATACTCTGATCGTAAAGCTGCTAAATCTTATCAGCAATTTACTCGCATCATGGATATGGCAGTCGAAGAAGAATTAATTCTTACTAACCCGGCTAAAGCAATCAAAGCACCTAAGGTTGTTTATGTGGGTCAAGCTGCACCTGAGGAAGAAGAGATGAAGAAATTTATTTCTTACAATCTTAAGATGACAAACATCAATGATCTTCGTAAGAAGCAACGAGTCTTGTTCTTCTATTTAATGGCAATTACTGGTTGTCGTGCCGGGGAAGCATTGGCTGCTCGACCTTGTGATTTTGATAAGGGTCAGTTCCTTATTCGTAGATCAATGGATAAGTATGGTAATATTAATTTAACGAAGTCAGCAGGATTGCGTAAAGATGGTCAAGGTCATCGAGTTGTTCCTATGTCAATGATGTTAACAAAGATGATTGAAGAATACATTGAACGTAATCAATTCCAACCAGAGGAAAGAATATTTTCTGTGACTCTTCGTGGAATGAAACATTGGATGGAAAGATGTTGTGATGTGTTACGCATTAGACGATTAAACTTTCGAGACTTTCGTAGATACTTCGCAACTCAATCTTATAAGTTTGGGGTGACTGCGAAAGAAGTGCAGCTTCGATTAGGTCACAAGGTGGAACAGACTCAGGATACTTATATCACTTATCAAGATCCTAATGGAGTTGACCATGCCAACAACTTAGAGAAAGAGCTCACTACTCTTTAATGTCTTACTTCAAGAAGAGACAACAATATTATTTAGAAAAACACGATCATGGGTTGATAGCTCCTGACCAAAAGAAGCTAGAGACCTGTGGTCAATGTAGAAGACAATTCACAAGAGCAATGATGCTTGATATTTCAAGAAATTCCTTATTCGATTTTAGATGCATCCGATGCTTTAATTCACAAGGTATCCAATCATACTGGAGACATATTAGAGACCTACCCAGAGGCTCTTAAAACAGGTTTTTTACCTCTTTTTTTTCTTTTTAACGACCTTTTTTAGCTTTCCAGATCGTTCTGAGGCATAGAATATTTTCTCACCCTTTTTCTTCCCATACTGCTGGGTCATCGCAGTTTTAATCTTTGATCCTTTTTTAGTTAATGGCATTATTTTTTCTTTTTCTTTTTAGGAAAACCAGCTTTCATATTCGCATAGGCTTTTGAACTAATAGTTGATTTTTTTTTACTACGACTAATGCCTAGTTTTTTTCTTCTATTAATGTTGGCGTATAATCCTTTTTTCATATCCAGTTTGTCTCCTTTTTTTTATTCTTTCCATAAGGATGATGAGAGCAATCGAAACACATCCAAGAGCTTCCATCCCCTATACATAAATCTTTACTACAATCAGAGCACTTCCTCAATGCTTCTTTTTCTTGAGTAAATATTTTCCCGGTACAGTGAACTCTCTTTTCTGGGAATAACTCTAGGTAGGCTTCTGCCTGTCTAGCTCTTTTTGTTTCTTTGAGCGAACTTCCTGGCACTTTCTTTACTTCCAAAACCCCATGCTTTTAAAGCAAGTTTTAATCTTGTGGGTCTTCCTTTTTTATCTTTTAATGGTCCTGCCATTCCCCCAAAACGAGCAGCAAAAGAGACTCTTCGAGGATTAGTACCAGACTTCACCGGTGCTTTAACACCAAACCTCTGTCTCCCAGCTCGGTTTAAACCACCCTTAGGGTTCTGATACTTCTTCGCAACCATGATTAATTAAATAAATTATAAATAATACTAATGGTAATTAAACCAACAACCATCACAACAAACTTACCTTTAGAGTTAAGATTGTTCCACTTTCCTCTAAGATTATCGAGTCTTTCTAAAACTCTATTCCATTGTTTTCCCATTTGTTACTCCTTATTTTTTAAATTTTTTGATAGCAAGATCAGTAATCTTAATACCAAAAGAACTAGCTATGGCAGCCATCAAAGCATAAATATACCAATCTGGTAAACTATTCAAAGTGTCAAATCCTTCTTTTAATTTAGCAACCCACTCTGGTTTGTTGAAAAATATAGAAATAAAAACAATAACAAGAGGGATACTTAATAAGATAGTAAACCACTCATCTCTCCAGGAGTCTTTCATATTCTTTTGAGCTGCTATTTCAAAATCGATTTTACCCTCTGCCATTTTCATCGCATGGGTTTGTTCTGCTTTGGCTAATAATTTTTTGGTTTCAGTTCGAGTTTTAACAACATCGATTGCACCTTTAGCGACTGTTCCTAATAATGACCAGATCATACGTTCCTCATTATTTCTGCTAATTCGGATACCCGGTTGGGGGTCTGTTGATACCATAAACTATCAATCATCTCATCCGCACTTTCTACAAATTCACACTTGTTTAAGTGATATAAAAATCTTTTAAATTTAAGAACCCGGGGTTTTCCTAATTGGAAACACATCTGAACTAAAATTTCAAATGCTTCTTCTGGGATATCTGCTTCATCGATAATCGAGTTAGCATCGTTAATAGCAGTGTCTAAATCTTTTTCTAATAACTTCATAATGAAGTCATCACTATATTCGACAGTAGCATCGATATCATCATCGTCTTTTACAAGATGACCATACCCAAGAGTGAGGTGACCTAGGTGATCCCGGTAGCAAATATTTCTTTTTCCTTCGTGTTTAATGATACTTTCTTTGAGTCTTTGATAATTCATAATATTAGTTCACATCTTTCTTCTTCGTCTAAATAGACATATAAAAATACTACACCTAATTCTTTTTGTCTATTGTTCTTGATCCTTCTAATGGTTGTACCATGTTGAAATTTACTTTGTCTTTTAGCTGCTGTCTTCACATCAATAAGTAATATCTTTATTTCTTTAGGATCATAAGCAACTAAATCAAAAGGGGATTGAACTCCCATTTTAGTGTAGACAACATACCCTTGTTTGGTGAGCCACTTCAAGGCAATAATTTCTGAAAGATTACCTTTTAAATGTTTCTCATTCATTAGGTTAAATATTTAGTTGTACAGAACCCGGAAACATAAACATCAGGCATTTCATACAAATCGTCTGCTATTCTTTTTAAATCTTCTAAACAAAGAGATACAGTATCATAAGTACTTGGCATTGGTTGTTGCAAACAACTACTTTGTAAGGAAATAGAAGGATCTTGTATACATATCCAAAGTATTAAAAATACTTTCATATGAAAACTATATAGATTTAGAAAATTATTTTAAGTTAAAAAAACTAGTGAATAGAGTGATAATTCCAATAATGATACCACCAAAAATAGCGATGGCACGAACACCCCCTGTTCCCATGTTCATGCGTTTATTTAGATCTGCAATATCTTTAGATTGTTTTTCGACTGTATCAGAGATGTGATTTATTTTTTCTTGCATCACATTAACCTGAGTAATTAACACCTCAATCTTTTGAGCAGTTGTTAATTTGGTTAAGTTAGGCATGACTACAATTCTGTTTGTAACTCTTTATGCTTCTCTTTTAAAGCAATAATTTCATCAATAGGTAAATTAATCAATCCTGTTCGTAAAGAGAAATTTCTATCATACGATCCAGTTAATCTTTCATGTGCAAGAGCTAGTTGTTCTTCTAAATCTTTAATTCTTTTCTTAGCTTTTCTTAATAACTGTTCTACTTCTTTTTCTGTACTCATATTTGCTCCCTTATTTACAGTCCGTTTTATGTGCGTTGTGAGGTAGATCGCAACTCTCTGGTTGGATCATCCCTAAGAAAAATTCTATCTGAACTAACTTATTTTCCAAGTTTAAAATAGATGCTTTGACATCATACAAGTTAGAAATGTCCTCTACCTTCTTCTCTAAGACCATCATCTTTTCCATGTGGACTTGTTGAGATTGATAGAATTGACCTACCACAAAGACGTTACCAATTAAGGCAACAATAATACTAGATATTAAACCAAGTGTTTTAAGGTTTAAATCTACTTGCATATTTTACCCCTAAAAATATTAGTACTGCACCTAATCCTGTGGCTAATGCTTCTGTTGTTGCACCCCCAAAATGACTAGGGTGATTTAATACATCAGCTAATGTCGTACAAGCAAAGATAACAAAGGCTAAGACAACCTTATTGTTATAAAACTGTTTAAGATAAGGAACAAAGCTCAGTAACAAAGCAAAAGCACCAGTTAAAATACCAGTCTTTAAAGCAATCAATATATGTTTAGGTGTTAGTCCTAATACATTTCCCTGTACCATTAATATCGCACAAGGGATAGATGCTTCGTATACCCTCTTATAGAATATACTGAGTTGTTTCATTAGCTCTTTGGATTAGCTGTTTTCACACCCTGTATTCTGGTTCTCCAAGCGTCAATGTCGTGATAGATTTCATCTAACTGATCGCCTATATCACCATACGCAGCTCTACGAGTTGCATCTACAGTGGCATTAGATTCAGCAGTTGTTGCTGCTGCATCATAACTAGCTAAGTCGCTATCAGACGGCTTAGATACATTAGAGATATTCCACTCTTTAATGTATGCACCTTGACCATCATCTTGTAAAAGAACATCAGTAGTAAAATCCACCTCGTTTACTGAGTTAGCCTTTAGATACTCTTTTATTTTTGTACTTAGTTGTGCCATTTTTTTTCTCCTTTATGTTATTAGTTTACATGCTCCAAACCATGACTCTGTATGTACATAGGATGTTGCATTTCCACCTTGAAATAGTTGTACTTTTAAATTATCGTTTTGATTTTGATTTAATATTACTGAAAATCCTAAAGGAAAATAAGAAGTAGTTTCATCAAAACCAGCTGTAGCAATAGTTGCTACACTAGACTGAGAAGCTCCATCAATTTTTACTTGATAGTAAAGGTTTGTAGCTAGTTGTTCCACTCTTAGCTGAACTGTAAATAAATACTTTCCTGTTTCTGGAATGGTAAAAGTAGTTCCATTAAAAGCATTGTTGGTATCAAACTGTTCTGTTCCAAATGGAATATCAGTCCAAGTATTTGCAGAAAAAGGTCCTCTATTAGAAGAAACTTGTGCTTTAAATGCTGGGGTATTATCTCCTACAAGACCACTAGGCAAACTTGTTAATCCACTAAGTGAAGTTATTGAACTAGCTGAATTATTATTTAAACGAGTTATTGCCATGTTATGCTCCTATTAATTTGTATCCACCAAAATATGATACACTACCTTCAAATCTTGTTACTGTATTGTCTCCATTTGCATTACCACCAAAACCATAAACTTCTAAATAATCGGTAGCTGTGAGTGTAATTGTTCCTTGTAAAGTTACTGTAAAATCATTGAATGTTGCTGCTTGTATATTTGCGTCAGTAGCATCCATACGCATACGAATTTCTGGATTAGCCGTTACACTTCCATTTTTAAACAACTGTGCTTGTGCTTTTCTTAAATTATAATATTGAGCAGTGTTAGTTGTTTTTATAGATATAGAGGAATATATAAAATATTTTCCTGCAACACCTGGAGTCCAACGATTATTTGATGTATCAAATGTAGAACCAGTTTGATAAGAAACGGTATTAAATTGAACTTTAGTTGCTGTTTCGTGAGGTACACTATCTTGATTAGAACCAAGATATGCTAAGAAACTAGGAGTATTATCAGGAAAGTTAGTTAATGTTACATTACCACTACCATCAGATGAGAATAGAGCATTTCCGTTTGCGTCTTGATATGTATTTACTTTGATTATGCTACTCATTTTATGCTCCTATAATTCTGTATCCACCAAAAGTAGGTTTGTTAGTATTATATGTATTAAAATTTTGAGGCACACTCAAATAGGCTTCAATATAATCTGTTGAACCATTAAAATTAAAAATTCCACTCAGCATTTTTGAGTTATAATACATTTGTCTAAAAGTTGCTATTTGGTCTCTACTACCATTAAAATAGAAAGCCAAATTTGCATCATCAAAATCTGTAGTTCCATTTAATGTGGTTGTAACAAAAATAAAATAATAACCAGCAACAGTAGGTGTAAATCTAGAATTAGATGTATCATAACAACCATCTGTATCTAAATTTTCAGTATTATAAGAAAGTTTTGTCCAAGTATTTGCTGATATGGATTGGTCTCCACTATTTCTTGCTCTAAAAGCTGGAGTATTATCAGGAAGAACTCCACTAAAGTTACTATCTAATGTTACATTACCACTACCATCAGATGAGAATAGAGCATTTCCGTTTGCGTCTTGATATGTATTTACTTTTATTATGCTACTCATTTTATGCTCCTATAAT